TTGAGATGGGCGAGAATGTTAAGGCTGCAGGCTCCAGTTTCACCGAGATGCAAATGCACGCTGAAGCCAGTACTGTGAGTTTGCGCACGGTTGCCGGCGGCATCAGGACTACTGCCATGATGGGCACAGAACTTACAATGCTCGCCTCAGACTTCGGAATCGTGGACAAAGAGACAAGCAAATACATGCGCACTGTGATGGCCATAATAATGGTTGTTTCCACCGCAGCTCGAATGTACAGTTTTCTCACGTTGATGACGACTGGCCAAACGGCTGCCGTGGCGATTGAAGGAACAGTTGAAACAGCTACAGCAGGAGCCGTAACCGCTTCAGGCATAGCCCACAGCATCAAAACGGCCATTACATGGGTTGCTGTTACTGCCCAAAACGCCTTAAACATTAGCCACGCAACCTTTCTCGCTTTAACTGGCGTCGGAATCGCCGTGATTATTGCTGCGGCGGCTGCCATGACTTATTTCGCAAGTCAAATGAATGCTGCGACTGCAAGTGTGAAAAACTATAACGTCACTGCTGCTGAGACGCCGACAAGCACGCGTGGAATTACTCGTGCTCAAGAACAAGCATTATCACGTAAAGGTGTTGAGCCATGAGCGTTGACATTCCAAAAATGGCCGTTGTTTTTGGTAGTGTTACTCCGCCTCAAGGTGACGTTGTCGATCTTATGGTTCATTTGGGCTGTACGAAAGAGGTTAGTAGTTTTGACTGTTTGCTTCAGAACTGGGATGGAAAGTATAGTCCAAGTGGAACCTATCCGATTAACGTGGGTGTGGATGGCCACATTGACGTTGGAAGAGGTACGAATGTTCCCCAGATCATAACGCTTCGTGTTGAGAAGGTTCAATGTCTATCCCCTACATCAACAGAACATTATATCCGCGTGAGTGGGCGCTGCTGGGGAGAAAAACTTTTCCGTAAAGTTGTAACCAAAACTTATGATAGCCAAAAAGGCGAAGCGATCGTTAAGGACTTGATGGATTCTTACGTGGGCTTAAGTCATGTTAGAGCCGGCACAGAACTCATAGAAGACACGGACACCACTTTCACGCATTTAGAGTATGAAAATACTCCAGTTTGGGACATTCTGAAGTACATTGCTGAATCAAGCGATAAAGTGGGTGTTATAGGCTACGATTTTCGTGTGGCCCCAGATGGCAAGTTTGAGTTTTTCCCAAAGAACAGCAAGACAAGCCCTGTAAGCCTTTCAGAAACAATCGAGGACAGCGAATACCGCAAAGACATTTCTCGGATAAGGAATAAAATCACTGTTTATGGTTGTCAAGGGAAAAATTTTCCAGCAAACTTGGACCTTTGGAGTGAATCGCTGGATGGTTGGACATGCGATTCGGGAACTCTCGAATTGGAATCTGTAAGACAACGAGAAGGAAGCCATTGCCTTGAAGTTTGGACTCCGGGAGGCGGCGGAGAAGCAACTATTCACCGCACATTCGACATATTAGTTAAGCCTCAAACTTTTGTTGTGTGGGCTTGGATGCCTGGGAATCTGGGAGGAGGCACTGGTTATGTGATATTGCTTGCTCCTGACAGTGCAAACTATTTCGTAGGAGACATCAAATCTATTCTTGAAGGCAAATGCATTCTACAGTGGGGGTTACTATCGCTGGCTTTAGGGTCCAGCCAAATGTATGACGCAAATCATAACCCTAACGGAATCTGGACAAAGGTTGGAAATCCTCAATGGAACCAAATAAGCGGTCTTAAACTCATTATGAATTGTGTCGGTGCTAGTTCATACATTTTTTGGGATGGCGACTTCGGTTTTCTAAACTGTTCTTATACTGGAACATCAGAAAATACTGACAGCCAAGATGACTATGGCTTACGTGAACTCACGGAGACTGATGAGGAACTTGTAAGTGATAATGAATGCGAGCTGAGAGCTAAGGCTTTACTTGCTTACCTCTCAGATCCAGCGGAATATCTCAACTTGAGTTCCACGATTATAGATTATGGCACCACTCCACTTTTACCCGCAGACAAGATTCATGTTACACTGCCTAATGAGAACGTTGACAGCGATTTTCGCATTGAAACCGTCGAATATCATGTTGACGCAAAAACACAGACTCTTGAAATAACCCTTGAGCTCGGAAAGGTTCCGCCATTATTGGCTGATTACTTGTATGGGTTGCGTGCAACAACCATCACGGTTGAGAAGCTTGCGCGGACAAAACTTGGAAAAGGCGTGTTTCCAACTGCATGGAGCGGAGGCTTAGGAGCACACCATCAAGGACATGAAGCTGGCGATGATAATGGCGTCCAATGGCCCAGCCAAGATAAAGGCGGATGGGACAAAATCACAGGATGGGTTTGCCCTAAACATATTGGACCGTTCGATGATGCAGCAGCAATAATAAACTTCCGCACAAAAAACAAGGCTGGCACTACTGCTTTAGACCATCAGTTTCAGCCGAGCAATAATGAACATGGAGTTTTAGGCTGTGAAACAGCTCATTGGAAAGAGTTGCACAGCAAATTCCTCGTTTTGTATCATAGTCTATTCTCGCCTTATGGTGACTTCCGCATAAAGAATCAGGGCGACGCTAACCCCCTGGCGCGCTTAACTGAAGATCGCCTAGAGTTTGGTTCGGGTGGGGCCCTTGCTCCAGACATTTACCTTAAGCGCATAGCAGACAACAAGTTTGAGTTTAAAGCCCAGTACTTGGAGCCTCAAGCAGACAATATTCTCGAAGTTGGAAGCCCTACTAAAAAGGTTAAGTTGCTTTACGTTTCCACGTTGCTTTTGCCCACAGACGGATACTTACACATTCAAGTTTATGGTGAAGAAAATCCAAAGGCAAGGCTAACGCAAGATAGCATAGCTTTTGGGTTGGGCGGAGTATCGACACCAGACACTGGGCTTAAGCGTGTAGATGCAGGAAAACTTGAGCTTAACGCCGAACTACTGCCCACAGCTGACCAGAGTGGCTACATAGGTTCAGCAACCAAGCGTTTCGCAAAAATCTACGCCGTGGAAATAGCAGTCAGCAACATGCTCTTCAACTTCAATTTGGTTCCAGATGCGGACAACACCTACGATTTGGGTTCAAGTCCCAAACGTTGGAAGGACATCTACCTTGCAGGCGCCATCAAAGCCTTAGCTGGCGGAGTAGCCGTAAACCTTCTTCCAGACGTGAATGCCACGCGTGATTTAGGCAGCAGCACGGTTAAATGGAGTAACCTATACTTAAGTGGCGTCTGTGATGTTGATGGCTGGTTAAATGTTGCTGGGTTCACAGTTATCACTAACGCAAGGGTTTTACAGAATGTTATAGCAGCAGCGGGCATCATCACAAGCGGACGTTTTTCGTTGGCGAGACTTCCTGATGGCACCTCTGCCTATTTCCTCAAAGCTCAAGGGGCAGGCTTCGACCCTGTTTATGCGTTGTTATCTGCTGGTGACATTCCAAGTTTAGATGCTTCTAAAATAACGAGCGGAAGATTCCCATTAGCGAGACTTTTAGATGGCACAGCGGGCTATGTGCTTGAAGCTGAAGGCTCAGGTTTCGATCCGATGTATGTTAATCCTAATGGGCGTTATACTCCAGCAGCTCATAACCACGGTGCAGGAGACATAACAAGCGGAGTTTTCGCTGAAGCTCGGATACCGCACACATACGCCAATCTTCTAACGCTAAACGGCGGCTTAACAATGGGCGCAGGCTTGAACATGAATGCTTGTGCTATAACTACTGTCAATGGGATAACATTCTATGGTGGCACTTTAAACATGAATACCTGCCCCATAGCAAACGTGGGTTCACTTGGCGCTGACTCCATAACTGTAAACACCTTAAGCGTTGTAACAAGCGTGAACTGTAAAAACTGGGTGCACGCAGACATTCTCTTTAACAACGAGTTTCGCATCACAGAAGCCGAGAACGTCAATTTAGGCCACGGCTTAGTGTTTCTGAATCCGAAGGGCAAAGTCATAATGCTTCTTGACGAGAATGGAAATATCGAGATTTTTGGCAAACTCGAGCAGAACTCTTCGAGGCTGAAAAGCCTATGGCTGAAAATGAAGCGGAATGCCAAAAAAGTGATCAAAGTGAGGTGATTTGACCGTGAACAAGCAGCTTTTGAAGGCGTTAAAGGATGTTTCTTCTGGCGACTTGATTTGCGTGGAATGGACTGACGCTTCAGTGGGTAAGAGTAGTGGTGTGGGCATTGCTATTGATGTCCCTGTCCATAGTTGGGGCATTTTTATCGGCGTCTTCGGCGAGAAAAGCAAGCATATTGTTATTGCCCAGAACAGTTTCAAATATTCCAGCGGCATTTTTGACATTGATTATACTGCTGTACCTTTAACGTGGACTTTGAAAGTGATTGTTGTTGCTAAGACTTGTGTTGACGCTCAGGTGGCGCGTCAGCTGGTTAACAGTTTCTTGTTGGGTGGCCGCAGAGCTTTGAATAAGCGTACTTTTATGAAGAGAGTGGTTAATCATGCGGGATTGGGTTAAGAAGGCGCTTACTCGCAGAGTGCATAAGAGAGGGCCACGTGGCCGGGATCAAGTTGAAGTGGTTGAGCCTAATGAGAAACTTGTTTTAGGCGTGAAATTCGCCATCGGAATGACGATCTGTCTATCAGCTCTCGAGATCGCCCACATGGCTTTTCTGGGCATCTGGAACTCTGAAATTTTTGCTGCCATAACGGGCTTAAGCGGCACAGTCATGGGCATATTTCTAGGTCAGAAGGCATAGCGCATGAGAAAAAAAAATATTTTTTTTCAACATCTGGTCTATCGTTCTTTCTGTCGAATTGCCAGGAAACTTCAGGGCAAGGATTTTGTCGATGCAGAGTCTTTCAAGGCTCGGGATAAGATTATGAGGATATTTGCTGCTGAATGTTATGAGATTGCTGAAAGATACGCTAAGGCGAAGCAACCCAAACAGAAGCTAGCGTTGCAATACATGAAGTTAGCTGCTAAGCTTCTAGGCTTATCTCTACGTCCGAAAAAACTCTCCGATCTCGATGAAATCAAGAAGGCTTTAGCTAAGTTGAAAACTGAGGCGCCGCCCGAATGACTGTTTCTTGGAAAGGATTGCCTGATAGCCCGCAATCTCTTTGGCGTGAAATTGAAAAGTTAAAGGGGCAACGTGAGAAGCCAAAACCTCTACCTATTCCAGAGGATTTTCCTGAGTTTTGCGAGAAATGGCTTAGGTTAAAACTTACTGATTATCAGCGTCAAGGCGCCGAACTAATAGCCGAGAATGATTCTGTTGCCCTGCGATGGAGTCGGCAGAGTGGCAAAACGCACATGATCAGCACGTGGCTGCTGCACTACGCCCTCCTGCATCCTGGAGCCCAGATTGCCATTGTGGGTCCTAGTTGGCGTCAAACGAAAATTCCGATTCGCAAGATTAATAGTTTCTTGGCTAAACTGCCTAAGGGTCTTTACCGCAAACCTCAAGCCACTATGGTTTCTCTGAGGAATGGTAGCCTTATTCAGGCTTTTCCCTGCAACCCGGATACGATAAGAGGTTTTACTCTTGACATTGTTTACGCTGACGAGTATAACTACATTCCAACGGACCAAGAACTCTATGATGCCATTATATTCACTCTCGCTACCAAGGCTCACGGAAAATTCATTTGCAGCAGTACTCCAGGGAGCACAGATAGTATGTTTTGGAAGTTTTTCAATCGTCCCCAATACAAGCATTTTGCTAAAAGTCATGTGACGTGGCAGCAGGCCCTCGAGCCTAATGGTCCCTTAACTAAGAGAAAAGCTGATCAGCTGAAAGAGGAGTACGCTGACGATCAGTTTAGATGGAAGCGTGAGATGGAGGCGGAGTGGGCTGAAGATGAAGCTGTTTGGCTGCCCCTAAGTCTTATTACGAAATGCCAGGACGCCAATTTAGAGTTATGGAATCTTGAGGGACCTACGCATCAAGGCCGCTTTTTTGGGGGTTTAGATTTTGGTAAGGAGAGAGATCATTCGGCTTTTGCGGTTACCGAACGCGTGGGCGAGAAATCAATGCTACGTCATTTGAAAGTGTGGCCCTTGGGCACTAAATATGCCTCTGTGATAGGATACGTTAAAACGTTGGCGGACCGCTGGGAGACTTTTGAAAGAATTAGAGCTGACATCACAGGCGTTGGCAATTATATAGTGGAGGATATGACTAACGGTGGGATTCAGAATGTTGAGGGCGTAAACTTCACGCAGCCACGAAAGCAGGAAATGGCTAGCCTACTCAAACAGCGTATGTTGAATGATGCCTATAGGTATCCATATGCGGAGATTCAAATTTCACCTACTAAAAAGCTGAATTATTCGGTGGAGCTTAACGTGGAGAGGTATGAACTCAAAAAGGATGGCACTTATCGGTATTATCATCCTGAGAATCAGCATGATGATGTTTTCTGGGCTACTGCCCTAGCGATTTATGCGACTGTCGAAATGAAAGAACTGGACTTGGAGGCTTTCAAGCTTGGGTAAACTCGAGCGTGTACGGAAGAAATTGGCGAAGCGTAAGGTTGTGGGTGTCACAAGGTAGGGCTCAGTCTTGAGAAGGCGTAAAGAGTTTTTTCTGATTCGTAAGATGCGACGTACATATGATAGGGTTTCTGGTAAGTTCACGTTTAACATTGCTTATGAGACTGCTGCTCCCAAGCCTTCGGATCGTGTTGTGGCCGTTGCTGAAGGTTTTGGTCTCGGGCTTGACCAATGGGAGAAATTTATAATCTATGATAATGTTGAGCTGAACATAGGGCCTACGGACATCGTTTATATCACCGGTGATAGCGGAAGCGGAAAAAGCGTTTTGCTGAAGGCTCTTGAGAAAGATGTCAAACAAGACATGGAGTTAAGCTGCATTAACATCGCAGACATCCAGCCTGAACCTGGCAAGCCTCTGATCGAAACAGTCGGCAAAACCCTCGAAGAAGGCTTGGAGCTTCTGAGCAAAGTAGGCTTAAACGATGCTTTCCTTTTCTTACGCAGTTATGAGCAGCTGAGCGACGGACAAAAATACCGTTATAAAATAGCAAAAATGATGGAGAGTAAAGCTCAGTTCTGGGTTATGGATGAGTTTGCAGCGACCCTTGATCGGGACACAGCAAAAATAGTAGCGTACAACCTTCAGAAGCTTGCACGTCAACAAGGCAAAGCGGTTCTTGCAGCGACAACACACACAGACTTGTTTGAGGATCTAAACCCGAGCGTCCACATCCACAAACGCTTCGGAAAAGAAATAACCGTTAACTATTATCCGAATAAGCCTGCAAAGGAATGCAACCTCGTTAAGGAAATGCGGACCCTGAAAGGCTCAACTGAGGATTGGCGTAAGCTTGCAGGCTTCCATTACAGAAGCCACAAAATAGTTGGTCCTCGCAAAATCTTCTGTTTGAAACGTGGCGACGAATTATGCGGAGTCATAGTCTACTGCTATCCGCCACCCACATGCTTCGGAAGAAGACTTGTTCTGCCAAAGATGTCAATGAAAGAACTGAATGAGAAGCTGAGCATTATAAGCCGTGTTGTTGTGCATCCCAAATACCGCACCATAGGCTTGGGCGTGAAGCTTGTAAAAGAAACCTTAGCCAAAGCGGGAACGCCATACGTGGAAATGCCAGCAGTCATGGCAAAATACAATCCTTTCGCAGAGAAGGCTGGAATGAGGAAAATAGCTGAGCAGCCACCGCCTAAAGAAGCCTTAAAGATTGCGGAAACCCTCCAGCATCTCGGCTTTAACATTCAACTTTTGGGCAGTCAAAGATACGTGGTTGAAAAGCTTCAAACCATGAGCGACCAAGACATGGAAAGGATCAAAGAAGCCTTCATAAGATACAGTCATCCACGGTTCATGAAAGCCTTCAGTTACCACTTGCCATTTGGGGCAAAACAAGCATATCAAAAGGAATTAGTATGCCTGAGCGTGGAAAAACTGGCTAACTTAATCAAAATCTGCGGCTTTCTAATGCAAACCAAAGTTTACTTATTCTGGAAAAATCAGCATCATTAAAAACGGATGGATAGCGTGCTAAAATTAGGCTAAATTCTTAAGTGGGGTAGCTAATGGGGTTCTGTTAACTTGATGGGTGATTATTCTCCTTGTTAACAGTCGGGTGATACCATAAAAAATCGGTTGATGATGAGGCTTATCTTGACATTCTTTGCGAGAGATTCAATGCTTTCTATATCTATTTGTTCCTTTTGTGCACTTGTACGAATCTTAGAATTAGCATAACGGAAAAAAAGGATAAGCCTAGACATAGGCTTCCTATTAGTAAGTAACCCCACAATGTGGGCAATGGTAAGGCTATACCATATATGAACAATATGAAGGAAATGAGACTTAAGACAGCGAGCAAATAGCAGACGATAGTTAGATAGCCCAAGACCGAGACACTTTTTGATTTGGCATTTTTGGTTATATTAATGATAGCTGGAACTGGAAATAGAATCCCTCCAATTACGACTATCAAGAGGACTGGGACGATAGCTTTGGCTACAGAGAGCACAGACATAAATTGGGCGATTACGAGGAATAGAAAGGCTATCCCCGAACCAGTACATATGTAAGAGATAAGTGCGAATTGTCCTAAGTTTGAACTTCTCTCATTTTTCTCCAATATAAGAAACAATCTCAAAACTAAAGAACATGAAAAAGCAAACAAGAACATAAGCGAGGCAGCAATAGCGTATGTCTGTGCGAGGGCGAGTGACTCTTCTGCAAATGAGGTTATGAATGCAGCTATTGTCATTGACAGTGAGCCTAGAACTCCTAGTGGATAGACGCTTTTTATAGCTTTGAGAAATTGAGGATGAAAATCAAGCATAATACGATATACTGACTTCTTATTTTCACCTGCTGTATTCTTCTGGTCGTCGACCAATTCCTTTCCCTAAGTAGTTAATCTCTCTTTATATTAAATAGGATTTCTACATTTGGTTCTGTTAACTTGATGGGTGATTGTTCTTCGTGTTAACAGTCGGGTGATAGAAAGCCTTATCCAAGTCTAAAGACGAAGTTTAGTCTTATCATGACTGAGAAAAACTGTTCAGCAACCTTAAATTCCGAGAAATGTATATCTGTATCTTGCGGGAACAGAATGGAGACTGTCGTTAGTGGCAAGAGGATTCTTTACGATAGTTCTTTCAAACAAGGCTATGATATTGTTCTTGCGTGTAATGATGTTCTGGAATTTCTGAAGGTTGTCCCAAAAAACACGGCAACTCTAATCGTGACATCTCCACCATATAATATAGGTAAAGCCTACGAAGAAAGAGTAGAATTTCAGAAATATCTCGAATGGCAAAAACAAGTTGTTAAACGATGTGTGGAGATACTGAGACCAGAAGGAAGTATATGCTGGGAAATTGGCAACTATGTTGAAGAACGAGAAGTTTTTCCGCTTGACGTGTTCTTTTATCACATTTTCAAAAGTCTAGGGTTGAAACTCAGAAACCGAATTGTTTGGCATTTTGAACATGGTCTTCACGCTAGCCAGAGATTTTCTGGAAGATACGAAACAATTCTGTGGTTCACCAAAAGTGATAATTACGTTTTCAATTTGGATGCTGTTCGTGTTCCTCAAAAATATATGGGTAAGCGTGGTTATAAAGGAACGAATAAGGGCAAGCCTACAAGTAACCCACTCGGCAAGAATCCCTCAGATATTTGGGAAATTATATTAGAAGACTGGGAAAAGGAAATATGGGAAATCCCAAACGTTAAGTGCAACCATCCAGAAAAAACGGTTCATCCTTCTCAATTTCCGATAGAGCTTGTGGAGAGGCTTATTCTAGCTCTTACAAACGAAAATGACGTGGTTTTTGACCCATTCGCAGGTGTAGGTTCTTCGATAATAGCGTCTGTCTTGCATAACAGAAAAGGAATAGGTGTTGATAAAGAGAAAACCTACACAGACTTGGCATATGACAGGATTGTAAAGGCTCTTGAAGGCACTCTAAGGAAACGTCCTTTGGGTAAGCCTATTTGGAAACCGAACGGGACTGAAAAAGTCGCTAGACCACCACCAGAATGGGAAATGAAAAACCTTAGCGAGTTCGCTAAGTAATTTGTGTTTGTTTAGGTCTCTTAATCACGTCAACACCTAGAACCAAAACGGGAATGTCAATATTGCTTACTCCTCTATATTCCAAATCTGTTTTTATCTGCTCGAAATAGGAGACACCAGAAGACATTTCATTAGCTAGACTCAGCATTGGAACGATTTCTATGCCAGAATCTATTATTCCTTGCTTGTTGAAAATCGTCATTTTCGCCGCCACATTGTAAACCATAAATGCATACTTGCCAAACTGCACTTCTACGCCTAACTTGTCTTTAACAGCGTCAATTTCTCTAAAGCCTATGTGTTCCTTACCGATTTCGGGAACGAAGGTCTTGAGCGTGATTCTTCTAATTTCCCATCCACTTTCTTTCAGAAGCCTTTTGAATTCCTTATTCATTTCTTTTGGATTGTAAAGCATCTGTCCCGTCATTGTCTTTTCCTTACTTACTTTTGTCTTGAAACGAGAAGCATCAACAGAGTGCACAATCTTTCTTAGCTCTTGCAATTCCAATCCGTGAAATTTCTCAATGAATTCTTTTCCTTTGTTAAATGAATGTTCAGCTATTATTTCCATTACAGATCAGTTAGTGTTTAGACCGTCACATTCTAATAAGGCATATGCATGCACGGTTTATGAAATACTTTTTCTGCCATGTTCCCTTCGGAAGGAAGGAAGTTTACGCCAAAGAAGTAATGAAAGCCAGCCTTGAAAGGCTTGCACGCTTAATCAAGGTCTGCGGTTTCTTGTTGCAGACTAAAGTTTACCTTTTCTGGAAAAACTTGAATGTATAAGCGGTTACAACTTCTGAAAATTGTTCGGCTTTATGCGGCTTCTGAGTATGGCTTTGAGTCCTGTGCCCTTCTCCAACTTCTTCATGTACCTTGTTTCAAGCTTCACTATTTCTATGTCTTTTCTCTTGTTCAGATAGGCTAAAACTTCGTATTTGACGTCTCCCAAGGCGAGAAGCACAATTTCATCATCCTTTTGTAGGCGTTGTTCAAGCTCAACCTTCCATTCGCCGCCGCTTCCGCAAAATATCGGTTTGCCCTTACTCTTGGTTACAATTAGATTTTTTCCTTTGCCTTTTTTCACCTTGCCTTTTACGCCGACTTTTTGTAGGAAATCCTTAAGAAGCGCCCGCAGGCATTTTCTGGAAATGGCTTCTTCTTCGCCTTTCACTATTATTTCATTTGCGGTTGTTTCAACTTTCACGTTCGCTTTTTCTTCCAAGAAAACGGCTAATTCTTTTATCAAGTTGCCGCTTTCACTCTTCAAATCGGATACGTCAACCCTCAGCTCCGGCACTTAACCACCACCAGTTTCAGTGCGCATTTCTTTATTGTGGGGCTTTAGCTTGTTCCTTTAAAGTGTGCTTGTCCGCTTTTGTATTGGACGGTTATAGTCAGTGTGAAGGTGTATTTTCCTGGCATGAGGTTTGGAACAGAAGATATTCTGAGTGTTATGTCGTTGAACCTTTTTTCGGTTTGGGTTTGAAGCGAGTGGAAGGTTCCGCCGCTTGTTTCCGTGAATGTTAAGGTTGA